ATGAAATTCGCCACGACCGCCCTGGGCGAGGAATACTGGCAGCTCTACCGCGACGGACACATGCGGGCCTTCAGCATCGGCTTCATCCCGCTCAAATGGGTCTCCGACGACCAGCAGCGTAACCGCTGGGGCGGACCCCTGCGGACCTACACCGAGATCGAGCTGCTCGAGATCTCCGCCGTGGCCGTGCCGTCCAATCGCTCGGCCCTGGCGATCGCGGCGGCCTTCGGCGACGAGGGCGACTCGGTCAAGTCGCTCATCGAGGCGGCCGTCCGGTCCGCCCTGGCCCAGGTGCTGCCGCAACTGCGCGGCGACATCGCCGCCGACACGCAATCATTCCTCGACCGGCTCGACGCCGAGCTGGCCGAGATCAAAGACCTGCTGGTCCCTGACGCCAACGGGATTGCGAAGGCCGCCGTGCTCGGCGCGGCCGACGATCTTCCCGGCGGCCGCGAGGACCGCACCGCCGAGCACTTCGACCGTATCCAGACCGCATTAGCAGGAGTCACCACATGAACGAGCAAATGATCGAAAGACGTCTCGCCGAGACCGCCAACATGATCGAGGCGGCCGTCGGCGACATCAAGAGCAACATGGCCACGAAGGCCGAGGTCCTCTCTCTGATCGACGAGCGGACCAAGGCCGACAAGGAGCTCCTGGCCAAGGCCCGCGCGGACCTCGACCAGATCAACAGCGGCATGACCGAGGCGGCCACGGCCATCAAGACCATGCAGCAGCAAGTCCGCAACTTCAAGGCTGCATCGTCCTTCGCCGTCGACGGCCAGTACCGCGGCCACTTCGCCGGCCCGCGCGAGGCCAAGGCCTTCGCCCTGCTGGTCATGGCCGCCACGATGGGCGGCGATCACCGCCTCAAGGACCGCCACGACGCCGTCTGCAAGCAGCTCGACGCCCTCGGCATCGATCCCTACTGGGTGGACGCCAACGGCCGCAAAACGATGGTCGGCTCCTCCCAGGCCGGCGGCGGCGCCCTCGTCGGCGTCGAGCAGATCCCGTCGATCATCATGCTGCTCGAGCGATACGGCGTCGCCCGCCGCTACGCGCAGGCCGTCCCGATGGGCGCCGGCCAGACGACCCAGCCCAAGATCGACGGCCTCCTGACCGTCACCTGCCCCGGCGAGGGCAACGAGACCACCGCACAGGACCCGGTCCTTAAGACCGTCGGTCTGTTCCCGAGGACCCTCACGGCCCTCACGGCCTTCAGCATGGAACTCGAGGATGACAGCCTCGTGCCTCTCGGCGAGATGCTCGCGGGCCTGTTCGCCCGCTCCTTCGCCTATGCCGAGGACCGCGCCATGTTCCTCGGCGATGGCACCAGCACGTACTTCGGCTTCAAGGGCATCGTCGCCGCCCTCCGCGCCGTCGACGCCACCATCGGCAACATCAAGAGCCTGGTCGTCGGCGCCGGCAACGCCTACAGCGAGCTGACCCTGCCGAACTTCACGTCGGTCGTCGGCATGCTGCCGGAATTCGCCGACGACGGCGAGGCCACGTGGTTCTGCCACCGGTACTTCTTCTGGACCGTCATGGTCTCGCTGGCCCTGGCCGCCGGCAGCGGCACGGCCACGGAGATCCTCACCGGCCAGGCCACCGGCCGTCGGACCTACCTGAGCTACCCCGTGCAGTTCACCCAGGTCATGCCCAAGACCGAGGCGAACAGCCAGATCTGTGCCCTCTTGGCCAACCTCCGCCAGGGCGCCATGCTGGGCACGCGGGGCGGCATCGAGTTCGCCACGAGCGATCAGAGGTATTTTGAGAAGGGGCTCGTGGCGGTTCGCGGCCGCGACCGTGTGGCGATCAACGTCCACGGCGTCGGCGACACGACGAACCCCGGCCCGATCTGCGGCCTGATCACCGCGGCGGCCTAATCCGCAAGCAACCGCAGGGGCGGCCCCGCCGGCCGCCCCTGCATCGAGCATCCAGTCCCGACGTACGTCGGGAGTATCTAGAATCGAGCATCCAGCATCCAGAATCGAGTATCTAGAATCGAAGGGATTCATTATGGACTATCGAGCCATTCTCAAAGCGCTCAAGTTCGCGGGCCTGTGCCCGCCGCAGCTCAAGGATGACGGCAACCTGACCGACAACGCCTACGTCGACACCGTCGGCCTGGCGGCCGGCCTGTTCGTCATCTACACCGGCAATATCGACGCCGCCCTGGGCTCGACGGCCGAGGGCACGGCCCCGCTCGTCGAGGAGTGCGACACCACCGACGGCTCCTACACCGCCGTCACCGGCGCCGCCCTGGCCGACGCCATCGCCGATACCGAGGACCTGAGTTTCTTCGGCGTCTGTGTCGACATGACCAAGACGCACAAGCGCTACATGCGCTGGCAGGCCCCGCACGCCGGCAACGGCACCACGGGCGTCAACGCCTGCGCGTTCTTCCTCGGTTTCCCATCCGACCAGATGCCGCACAGCGCCGCGGGCATGGGCCTGGCGGAGTTGATCCAGGCCTGACCCATGAACCGCGTACTGCTCGCCATCCCGACCGCGCAGGACCTGCGGGCCAACGTCGCCGCCTATCTGGCGGCGATGGCCCGCCGGGCCGACACTGCGCCGCTGGTGATGCCGGGCAGGCCCGCGGACTACGCCCGCAACCAGATCTGTCGCGCCTTCTGCGCCGACGCGAGGTTCACGCACCTCTGGTTCATCGACAGCGACACCGAGCCGCCGGCGGACGCCCTGGACCGTCTGCTGGCGCTCGATGTCTCCATAGCCACCGGCTGTTACGGCATCCTCATGCCATCGGGCCCGCGTTGGGCCCTGCTCGCCAGAGACCCGCAAGGCCGCTATCGACTTCTCGGACGGCTCATCAGGGATGATGGGCCGTTCGAGGTCGATGCCTGCGGCGCCGGTTGCCTGCTGGTCCGCCGCGATGTCATCGAGCGTCTCGGCTGGCCCTGGTTCCGCTGGCGGGAGCGACGCAATGGCTCGCAGCTCTCCGAGGACATATTCTTCTGCCGACGCGCCAACCGCCTGGGCCTGCGCGTAGTGGCGGACCCGGCCGTCCGCTGCGGCCACCCGAAACCCATCGACCTGACGGCCCTGCTGTCCGCGGCCCAGCGAACGACTGACGACTAACGACTGGAGACCGACCATGTGGCACCGTTTTCATAAGACATCCATAGGCCCGGCGGGCTCTTACGTGGCGGGCCTGTCCTACGACCTTCCCGCCGCCATCGCCGCCGGCCTCAAGGATTCCTGCGAGCCCTGCCTGGCCCCCTGGGCCGAGCAGACCGACACGGCCGCCGCCGAGCGTGCCCGCCTCGCCCATCGCCGCGCCGAGATCCAGTCCGACCTGGCCTCTCTCCGCGAGCGAGCAGACACCTTGGCCGTCATGCGAGAGGAGCTGGAGGCGGCCCTTGGGGAAGCCAACGCCGCCCGTGTCGTCGCCGAGAAGGCCAGCGACCCACTGAGGGACATCCGTGATGCCAGTCTCGACCGCCGGTACTGGGAGTCCGAAATCATACGGGGCTCCTACATCCAATGCGGCGCGGATCTGGCCCTGGTGTATCTCGACATCCGCGAGCTGACCGACGAACTCGCCGGTATCGAAGCCACACTGCAAGCCGAAGGGGCCTCCGATGAGCCACAACCCGCAACCAACCAGCCACGAGCCACAACCAGCGAGCCACAACCCACGAGCCACAACCAACACGCCGACGGATCGGATGTTCGACCCGAACCGACTGAGCCGAAGGGCACAGTCCACAAGGCCCGCCGATCCCGACTACGCCACAAAGACCGTTGAACCGTTGAACCTTGAACGCTAGTGCCTAGTGCCTAGTGCCTAATGCCTGGCATGTAATATGAGCACCCTGATAACCAAGACATCCTCCGCCGTCGCCGTCCCCGACGCCCTGACCACCGTCATTGACTGGACCTACATCGCCGACGCCGCCTCGTTCACGGTCGTCGTCGCCAACGCCGGCGGCGGCTCCGGCGACGCCCTCGACGACGTCCAGATCGACGAATCGCCCGATGGCGGCGTCACGGCCAGTCTCGACCAGCACGCCGACACGCCCGCCGTACCCATCGCCGCCGGCGCCGCCTCCCAGGCCTCGTTCACCACGACGGCCCGCTGGCTCCGCGTCCGCGCGATCTGCGACACCGACGAGGACACCACGGCCACGGCGATCCTCCTGGCCGAGACCGTCACGCCCGGCCTGTGCACCCTGGCCGAGCTCAAGGACCACCTCGGCCTGGCCGTCTCGGATGCCTCTCACGACCTGACCCTGGCCGCCATCGCCGCCGCCCTGTCGCCCGTCTTTGACCGCTACCTCGGCCGCATCATCCTGCTGACAGCCGACGACGCGACAGACTACTACACCGGCGGCGGTCCGAACCTATGGCTGCGCCGCTACCCCGTCGTCTCGATCACCAGCGTCATCGACGACCCGCTCTACGCATTCGAGGCCGCCGACGCGCTGACCGCAAACACCGATTACAGGCTCGTCAACGGCGGCGTAAACGGCGTTCTAAGGAGCCTTACCGGCCACTGGCTGGACGCCCCCGACGCTATCGCCGTCACCTATCGCGGCGGCTATTGCTCCGCCGGCTCGACGCCCGGCGAAGGCGAGACCCCGCTGCCGGGCGACATCCGCCTGGCGGCGGTGCTCCAGGCGGCCTTTCTGTTCAAGCGCCGCGACGACATCGGCCTGCAATCCGTCTCCTTCGAGGGCGGCGCCATCCAGAAGTTCGCCCCCCTCGAACTACTGGCGGCCGTCCGCCAACTGCTCGAACCCTACAAGAGGCACACATACTGACCGTTGAACGTTGAACGTCGCATGCAGATCACCCTGGAAATGTCGCCGGATTACCCCGCCACACTGGCGGCGCTCGGCTCGCTCGGCCGTCGCGTCGCGGCCGCCGTCAACCGCGGCCTGGCCGTCGGCTGCCGCGCCGTCTCCGGCCTCGTCGCCACGCGCTATCTCAGCGGCCAGGCCCTCAAGACCCGCTCCGGCGCCCTGCGCCGCAGCGTCGACGGCTGGCTCGCCGGCGACGACCACGGCGTCATCGGCGTCCGCGACCGCAGCAGCGTGGACAAATATACCTGGCTTCTCGGTGACCGCCAGTTGGAGATCGTGCCCCGCCGCGCCAAGTTCCTGGCCATCCCGATCGGCGAGGGCCTGACGGCCTCCGGCGTCGCCCGCTACGCCTCGCCCCGCGAGGTGCCGGACGGCTTCTTCGTGAGCACCGGCGGCCGCCTGCTGTTCGGCTACCGCAAGGGCACGACCGGTCGGGGCAAGTTCCGCGCCCTGTTCGTCCTGGTCCCATCCGTCCTGGTCCAGGGCACCGGCGCCCTCTACGATGGCGTCGCCGACAACCTCGACACCCTCACGGACGCCATCGACGACGAAATCGCCGAGGAGACGACGGCCAGGTGAAAACTGAATCCGTGTTATCCGTGTTAATCCGTGGCTAAACAATGAGTAATGATGGTTCTCTCACATCGAGGGTCGAGCAATCCGTCGCCGACCGCCTGGCGTCGCTCGGCGTCTTTCGCACCGCCGACGTCTGGCGCCACCAGGTCGCGGCGACATCCGGCGGCCGCGAGGCCTTCGGTCGCTTTTCGCCGTTCGCCTTCGTCTCGGCCGTCCCGGCCACGCCCGACCGCGAGGGCGACGGCGATCTGCGCCGCGTGATCGAGGTCGCGGTCCTCATCGGCGTCGACGCCCGCTCCGCCGGCGTCGCCCGCAGCGGCGACGCCTCGCACAAGGGCACCGCCGCCCTGGGCGAGTCGGTCATCGCCGCCCTCGACCGCTGGCATCCCGGCAGCGGCTTCGACTGTGACGACCTGCGGCTCTCCGATGAGTCCGAGGTCCTCGATTCCGACAAACAGCACGCCATCGTCCTGATCTTCCAGGCCTGGCGGATGCAGAGTTATTGAACCGTGAACATTGAACCTTGAACGTTGAACCTTGAACATTGAACGAGGTCGATTATGAGCAACACACGCACCACCGTCCTTCGCGGCTTCACCATCAACAGCGTGGGCGCCGCCGCCGCCCTGACGGCCTCGATCCAGGCCGGCTACGATGAGAAGGTCTACTCCGAGCCCGATGGCCTCGCACTGCCGATCCGCGACCGCGCCTCGCAGTTCGTCCGCGGCACGGTCTCCATGCAGGACTGGACCAAGGCCATCGCCATCCTGACAGGCACGCTCGGCACCCTGGAGTTCTACGTCGGCGAGTCCGGCGCCGACACCTTCCAACTCCACGTGCTCGCCAACCCCATCATCCACCGCCTCCGCCTCGATCTGCGTCAGGGCCAGTACGGCAGCGCCCAGTTCGACTTCGAGTGCCGCTTCGACGACGCCGCCACCACCATCAAGGACGTCTGGACCGTCGACGCCGCCGTGGCCGCCCCGGACTACGTCGCCGCCGCCTTCGGCGGATGGCGATTCGTCTCGGCCGCCCTCGGCCTGGCGACGATCCAGCACATCACCGCCCTGGACTTCACGCTCACCGTCCCGATCTTCAAGGCCTCCAATGATTCGGACCTCGGCTACACCGCCGTGGACCGCATCCTCTCCGGCCTCCGCGCCGCCGGCTCGCTCGCCTGCCAGGACTCCGAGGTCGCCGAGAGCGAGGCCCTCAAGCTCGCCGACCTCACCGACGCCGCCCGCGGCAGCCTCGTCGTCACCGCGCGGATGCACGGCGCCGCCGCCGACAAGGTCCTGACCTTCGCCGGCTGCGAGATCGACGCCGTCCGCTCCAACCCCACCACCCGCCCCTACACCGAGCACTCCATCGACTTTGAATTGACCAACGACCAGACCACCCAACTGACGCTGGCCGGCGACAACAAGATCCTCACCATCGCCAACGCGGCCTAACGAGTATCCAGCATCCAGTATCCAGCATCCAGCATCCAGTATGTCCAACGACGTAAACATCCATGTAAAGACCCAGGACGCCGACCAGACGAAGGCCAAGCTCGACCAGGTCGGCCGCGCCGCCAAGGACGTCGGCGACAAGACGACCGAGGGCGCCAAGCAGGCCTCCTCCAGCACCCAACAGGCCACCGAGAGGCTCTCGGGCATGGACAAGGCTATGTCCTCGCTCCAGGCATCCGCCGGGCAACTCATCGCGTCGTTCGCCGGGCTCGGCGCAGTCACCGCCATGCTCAAGGAGATGCTCGACGCGCTCAAGGCGATCGACGTCGCACAACGACAGATCTACGAGCGGTCCCTTGGTACGGGCCCCCTCGGCCAGGCCCTGGAATTTCAGACGGGCACGGTGGGCCGTCAGCAGTATTGGGCCGAGACGGCGCTGGCCATTCAAAAGGCCGGCGCCCTGCAGTCGCCCCAGATCGCCGAACAGATGCTCGTGAGCATGGACGTCGCGTTCTCTGCCCAGGGCGGCGCCAAGAGCCGCCAGGTCCAGGACATCGCCGCGCAGCTCGCGCCCTTTGTGGGCACCGCCCAACTGGGCCCCGCCGACGTCGCCAAGCTGTTCGCCTTCGCCTCGGCCGCGGGCATCGCCCCGACCACTGAGGCCTACCAGGACTACTTCGCCCAGATACGCACCGGCTATACATCCAGCAAGAGCGTCGACTTCGGGCAGTTCGTCACCGGCCTTCAGCAGGGAGGCACCGCCTATCTCACACAGGGCGGCACCCTCCCGGAGGCCATCTCCGCATACGCCGGCGCATTGGCCGTCACTCCATCCGAGCCGCGGGCAGCGACCCTCATCTCCCAGATGTCCCGGCTCGCCTCCGGCGCCATGCCCAAGGCCCGCGAGGCGATGGAAGCGGGTCTCGGCGTGCAATGGTCAGCGCTTTCGTTCGACGAGCGGCTGGCCGCCACCCTGCAGTACGTCAGCGGCCTTCCCGAAGAAGAGCGATCCGCCCTCCTTGCCGCCGCGGGCTTCCCGACCGAGCTCATTGTCGAGGCGGGCAAGCTCACTTCCCGCGAGGCCGTGGCCGCGACCTCCGCCACGCGACAGAAGCTCGCCGGCGCCTCGGCCGCCGACATCCGCCGCCTGAGCGGCGCATACATGGAGACGCCCATGGCCGCCGCCTATCGCGGCGCTGCCCAGCGACAACTCGACGCCACCGCCCGAGGCCCCGGCTACGCCGACTGGCAAGAGCGACTCAAGCAGGCCGAATCTGATTTCGAGATGCTCACGGCTGAGGGCCGCACAAAGCTCCTGGTGGCCGACGAGGCCGAGGTCGTCACCCTCGCCCTGGAATCCCTCCTCGCGGACGTGCAGGAATATGCCGCGACCGCAGATCCATCGCGCCGCCAAGACCTCGCGGACGTCCAGGACCTCATCCGCCAGCAGATATCCCAGACCCAGCGCTTCGCGCTCACGCGCGAACTGACCGGCATCAACCGCCGCTCCGGACTGGAGCCGTCGCGCGCGTTCCAGGCCATCAAGGCGATACCCGAAGCGCGGCCCGCCGCCCCCGAGCCTGCCCTCTACCCCTTCGATCTCTCGCAGCCGCCCGGACGCATCGTCAATTACCACTGGCACAACGACCTCTATCTCAACCAGGCCCTGGGCATGAACCGTCAGGACCTCCTCATCGAACCGCCGGACCTGGACTAGTGATCCGTGTAAATCCGTGATAATCCGTGGTTAACCTAAACACCATCTTCGGCACAGGCATCACCGTCGCCAAGGGCGGCCGCATCGTCCAGCGCCGCTACACCGGCTGGCCCGGCGGAGACGGCGTCACCGCCATGCACCTTGGCGCCCGGGGCTACAGTTTCACCGTCCGCGGCCGCATCGTCGCCTCCGGCGCCACCTACGCCATCGCCCGCGCCGCCGTCGACGCCGCCTTCGCCGCCATCCAGAACCTTCTCTGGTCCGAGCCCGCCGACTACTACCACGAGGGCCTCACGCTCCTGTCGGCCGTCTTCGACCGCGTCGATCCCGTTTGCGTCGGCGGCCGCCAGTACCTTCCCGTCGCCGGCGGCTGCGTCATGCACTTCGAGGTCACCGGGAGGGCACTGCGATGACGCAATACGCCGCCTCGCAACTGCTCGTCCGCTACCGCCTGGCCGAGGGCTCTCCCCCGACCTACTTCCGAGGCTGGTACTCCCTGCCGACCGCCCTGGTCGACCGCATCGAGATCAACGCCGGCGATCGCGTCAGCCGCGCCGTCATCCGCCTGCCCTACAACCGTTGGTCCGACCTGCCCCAGTTCACCCGCCCCGGCACCCTCATGCAGGTTATCACGGCCGAGCCCGACTACCACATCCGCGCCGTCCTCTTTCAGGGCTTCGTCACCGACACCGTCTCGTCATTCTCCGGCGATCCCGGCTGCCACGACGACCTCACGATCGAGCTATGCAGTTACCGCTGGCTGCTGCTCAAGAGTTGCCCCGTCGTCGGCCAGGTCGCCCGCGGCCCGGATGACTACACGCACTACGGCACCGACTCGCCCGTCCCGGTGGACCTTGCCTGGACCGACATGACCGGCCGTCGCACCATCTTCAATGAGGACGCCCGGCCCAACTGCGACCCGCACACCGTCGATTACCGCATGGGCCACGGCCTGTACTACGCCACGCCCATCTTCTGCCCGCCCGACTGGCCCGGCGCCGATTTCTGGACCGCCCGCCGCATGATCCAGTACCTCATTGGCCCGCTGAACATGCGGCCCCGCGAGATCTGGCCCATTGCCGATCCCGACCTTCCGGGCCTCGACCATGAGGACTTCGACCACGCCATCAACCACGTCGTCGTCGACGGCCTCTCCGTCCTCGAGGCCCTCGCGCTGATCTGCACGCACCTGGGCTGGTCCTTCCGCGAGGACTACGTCCTCGACGATGGCCTGGCCCCCGGCACGGCCGTCCATCTCGTCTTCTTCCGCTGCGGCGCTGCCGACGGCTTCTATCGCGCCGCCGCCTCCGACATCATCCTGCACGAACTGCACGCCCCGGCCGTCGCCGAGAACGTCCCTGCCTCGGCCGCCGAGGGCCGCCGGCTCGTCGCGGCCATGCAATTGCGCAACTCCATCGCCGAACTCGTCAACACCCCCTGGGGCCTCGGCGCCCCCGACCGCTTCGAGTTCACCGCCGAGCTCGTTCCCGCCTGGCCCGACGCCGACCTGGCCACGTCGTACACTGTCGGCGACTACGTCTACACCGACGCCGACCTGGCCTCGATGGACAATCCCAACACCGTCGATTACTACCGCTGGTATCACGCCGCCGGCGCCGAGTTCCGCCGCCTCGTCGGCCGCAAGTGGGCCCTCAACGAGACCGGCCGTTACACCCAGGCCGACTACGACCGCGGCGAGCCGTTCGATTTCAGCTCCGTCGTCGACGCCCCGTACATCACCGGCCCCGATGGCCGCCGCCTCTTCGGCCCCTTCGCCCGCCGTCTGCTCGAATGTCTGACCCGCCTCGACGCCCGCCAGTCCGCCGGCATCCTGGTGGAATTCAGCTTCGACGGCGGCTCCACCTGGCGGCCCATCCCCGCGGCCATTGCCAACCTGCCCGATGAGGCGGGCATCTACATCACCCAGGCGAACCTGGCGTCCGTATCCGGCCATCCCAACGAAGTCGCCACCATCGCCGAGCAGGAGTACCCCCTGAGCCTCTGGACCAGCCTGCTCTACGACCGCATCGAGGGCCACTCCTACAAGCTCGGCCAGTGGCTCACCCGCGTCCGCGTCACCGCCAGCATCCAGCTCGACCAGCGGATCATCGACGCGGCCGCCGCATCGAGCGCCTTTAGCAGTCCCTTCGAGCAGATCCGCGTCCACGACTGGTCCGACCGCTACGGCCTGGCCCGCCGTATGCCCGCCAGCATCCTGGCCGATGCCTACGAGGCCGAGGAGCTCGACTCCCGCAACCGCCTGGCCGACCACCTCGACGCCGTCCGCGCCGCCTACCAGGATGCCTCGATCTCCGGCCTCTTTATCCTGGACCGCCTCTGGCCCAACGACGGCCTGGCCCGGCCCGTCTTCAATGTCGGCGACGGCATCGCCAGGATCACCGGCCGCGACTTCAATCTTCGCGTCCCAAACGGCCGGCGATTCGTCTACCCGGAAATCGTCCAGATCGTCTACTGCAACGCCGACCAGCGCCAGCACCTGGTCACCCGAGACCTCCGCTACGCCCGACCGACCCCATGATGCACATTGAACCTTGAACGTTAAACACTGAACCGTGAGCGCCACCATAGCCATCGAGTTCCTCAGTCCGCCCGACGCCGCCCCCGGCGACTACGCGCAGCTTTTTGCCAACGGCGGCGACGGCGAAGTCGACTACGACACACCCGCCGACGCCCTGCGCTACGACCTGGCGCCCAACGGCGCCAGGTCGCTCGGCTTCGGCGAGGGCGCGTTCGGCCTGATGCCCTTCGGCGACGCCCAGTCGGCCGGGCTGCTTGGCTTCGGCGAGGGCCCGTTCGGCCTTGGGCCCTTTGGGGCCGGCAGCCTCACCGTCCGCATCGTCCACCTCGTCGACCATTGCGGCGACTGGCTGTTCGCCGTCAAGGCCTTCGACTCGCTCGGCAATCCCCAGGCGGACCCCTGCGAAGAACTGCCTCTATCCATCCACATCGGCCCGCCGCCCCCGGCGATCCGCCCGACCAAGCTCTCCTACGACCGCGCCGCCGACGTGTTGATCCTCGCAATCTAGTATGGAGTATCTACCGATGAAAACGACCGCAAGACCCAAGGCCCGATGCGTGATCAAGTCTCGCCGCCGCCTTACGTCGAACGCCGAACGCCCCATCCCACTGATTGGCCCGGCGGCCGTCTCGCCCATCAAGGCCGCCCTGCAACTGCGATCTGCCATCGACCTGTACCTGGCGTCCTTGGGCCGCGCCGAGCCAGACGGCGTTTCGCGCCTCGTGATCAAGGCCGACGCCGCCATCATGCGTGTCTATCTGGATCGCCACGCCGACAGCGACCAGACGGTCTCATCTTTACGTCCCCTGCGCGACCGAATCGACGCCATGATCGCCAATCTCGAGGGCGGCCAATGAGGGCCGCCCGCAATACAAAATGTGTGCCGACGCGCCAGGTGCGTCACATTGTCCTGGCCTCCGCCATCGTAGCAGCGATGACGGCACTTTTCGCGTCGGCACAGTGCCGCCCCCCCATCACACACTTAACAGCGTCACAGAATCCGGACCCATTGATGAGCAGTTTCCTTCCGTGGATGGGCGGCAAGAGCCGCGTGGCGACGCGCCTGGCGGCCTGCTTGCCCGACCACCGCTGTTATGTCGAGGTCTTCGCCGGCGCCGCGAATCTGCTGTTCGCCAAGCCGCCCAGCCGCGCCGAGGTCGTCAACGACATCCACGACGACCTGGTTACGCTGTTTCGCGTAGTCCGCTACCATCGCCGCGAATTCCTCCGTGAGCTGGATCTCGTTTCTCACAGCCGCACCGAGTTTGGCGACTTTCACGCCCAGCCCGGCCTGACCGACATTCAGCGCGCGGCGCGATTCTACTACATAGTCCGCGCCTGCTTTGGCGGCAAGGCAGGCGCCACCGACTGCCACTTCGGCTACGGCACCACCGGCCGGGCGAGGTTCAACCGCTCGACCTTGTCCGCCGTCACGGCCGCCCACAAGCGCCTCGCGGGTGTGACGATCGAACATTTGGACTTCGCCGACTGCATCGCCAGGTATGACCGCCCACACACCGTTTTCTACTGCGATCCGCCGTACCTCGATACGGCCGGCTACAGGGACCCTTTCGACATGGCCGCCCAACGACGCCTTGCCGCAACACTCCTGGCCATCAAGGGCCAGTTCCTGCTGTCGATCAACGACCACCCGGAGATCCGGCGGCTCTATCACGGCCACTGCATCCGCCCGCTCGCGGTCCGCTACAGCGTCAGCCGCGACAAGTCGGCTGCCGCCACGGACCGGCGGGAACTTCTGATCGCCAATTATACCATACCGAAGTCGCCTTGGAAAGGGCCGCGCAATGACTGACCTGATCGTAGACATCAGCAAGCCTCCCATCGCTCCCCCGGTTCGTACTGGCGGCTACGACAGCCCTGCGAGAATGCCCACCGACGCCGAGTATGCGGCCTACCTCGACCGCTACCGGGCCGCTCTCGCCAGGCGAGCCCGACAGCGTCGGACCTCCGAAGCCGGGCGATGCAGCAAGCCCATGCCCAGTCACCCGAAGCCGGCAGTAACGCCGCCTCCGCAACACCTTGCTCAGGCCCAAGCCAATCCAGCCGGCAGCAGCGCCCCGGCTGGGCCCGCCCTGCTCTGGTACTGCGAACTCTGCGAAGCCAGCCCGCACGACGGCGGCCCCTGCAACTTGGGCCCATGTTACTCCACGTCGCGGTTCCGTCCCACGTGGTGTCTACACATCGTGGGCTACGCCCCAAAGCTATCCCACCGCGGCGGATTCACCTGCGCATGGCGCCGCATCGACCTGCCGGAAGCCACGACCCCCTAACAACTATGGACTAACGACTAACCATGACTGCGTTTCTAGGCCACACTTGTCCAACCACCGCCATCCCGGCCCATATCGCCGGCGACACCATCGCTTCTGCGTGCTGTGAGTCAGTACACGCCGCCGAAGATGCTCCGCCGGCCCCGTCGCCCCTGCGCTGGATGCCGCCGCCGATCGACCTGGCCCGGCGGATGGGTGCTCGCGTCGCCTGGGTCGCGGCTGACCCCTGGGGCAATCGCCTCTGGCGGCTGCTGTTCTGGCCGGCCCGTCGGACCGCCTTGCGTGTGCCCCGGCCGCCGCAGATAGCCCCGCTGCGGCCGCGTGGCGGCCCCGTATCGGCCTGCCACGGCCGCCGTCGCACCTATAACCGAACCATCGGCGCCCGGCCCAATTCGGCCGTCGCCGCAATCGCTCTTTGACAACATATTTCCCCAACACCCCAGCCCCCAAGCTGGGGCGAGACTCAGCCGGAGATCGGAAAAATCCCTCCCCGATCCGGCCGCTGAGGGTTTGCCCACTCCACGAAAACCCCCCTCCATCTTACCCACCTTCACATGTCACCGTCTCACTACAGGTCCGCCACCAGGTCCGGCGTCCGCCCCGAGAGGTCCGCGCCCCTTTCGGTTTTGACCCTCATCGCGCCTGCCCAAAATCGCCGTTTTACGCACCGTTAAACGGGTTTAAACGCCCGTAAACGCCCCCACACGCAAAACACCCCCAGCGGCCAACTTGGTGTCGCAAAAGGCGAAAAAACGCCCCCAGCGGCCAACTCCCAGTGACACCCACCAACTGGCCCTCCGACCCCCTCAAAACGCCGTTTTCACCCCCGCCAGCCCGCTTTTCCCCGCCTTCTCCCCCCCAATCCCTCGCCCCCCCCCCCGCCGCC